CCTTAAGTTTGATGGCATCTTTATTTTAGACTGGCTTCTCAAGCATGGGTATAGTTGGACCAAAGAGAACCCCGGCGTAAAACAGTTTTCATCACTCATTTCTCGGATGGGGCAATTTTATTCGATCACAGTCGTGTTTGAGACTGGATACAGGATCGAGTTTCGCGACTCATTCAAGAAACTTCCCATGTCCGTATCGGCAATTGCTAAGGCATTCAATCTTCATGACCAAAAACTTGAGATTGATTATGAGAAACTTAGACCAATAGGCTACATTCCAACAGAACAGGAGAGGCGCTATCAGAGGAATGATGTTGCTATTGTCGCCCAAGCGCTAGAGGTTCAGTTTAATGAGAAGATGACAAAACTGACCGCAGGCGCGGACTCCTTAGCAACATACAAGAAGATGACAGGTAAACTTTTTATTCGTAGATTCCCTATCCTATCCCCTGAGATTGACTCGGAAATCCGGAAGGCATATCGAGGAGGATTCACCTATGCCTCCCCGCGCTTTTCTAGGAGACTCAATGGTGAAGGTAGTGTTTATGACGTTAATTCGCTTTATCCGTCGGTCATGCGTAACTCACTACTTCCATACGGTGACCCACTGTATTCCGAAGGGCGTCCTATAACTCAAAGACCCCTTTACATTTCGTCCATCACAATTAAGGCTAAGTTAAAACCAAACCATATTCCATGCATTCAAATTAAAAAGAATTTGACATTTAATCCTACTGAATACCTTACTGAAATTAATGAGCCAACTGAAGTTGTTGCAACAAATATTGACATAGAACTCTGGAAGAAACATTATGATTTAAAGATACTTTCATGGAATGGAACTTTTGAGTTCAGAGGCTCGCACGGATTTTTCGATGAATACGTAGACCACTTTATGGAAATTAAAAAGAATAGTACTGGTGGCTTGCGCCAAATTGCAAAACTACACCTTAACAGTCTTTATGGAAAGTTTGCTACTAATCCCGACATCACAGGCAAGCACCCTATCCTTAAAGACAATCGAGTCTCACTAGAGATGAATGAAATGGAAACGCGAGATCCTGTATATACACCAATGGGCGTGTTTATCACAGCACACGCTCGAAGCAAGACGATAAATGCAGCGCAAGATAACTATGAAACTTTCGCTTACGCAGACACCGACTCACTACACCTTGTAGGACCAACTACACCACCGGAGACACTATGGGTCGATCCTGTGGAACTGGGCGCATGGAAGCATGAGGGAAATTTCACAAAATCTGTTTACATTCGAGCAAAACAATACGCAGAAGAGATTGATGGTAAACTGGACGTACATATCGCGGGGATGCCCCGCCCAGTGGCCGCCACATTAACTTTGGACGACATGTTGACGGGAGGCCAATGGGGCGGTAAACTTATTCCCACAAGGGTTCCTGGAGGCGTAGTCCTCAAGGACACTACATTTACACTCAAAGTTTGAAAGGCTGGATCAATTATGGCTCGACCCGTTAGCGACAAGGCAACTGTCAAGTTCCGTCTCCCCAAGGCTCTCATTTCTGACGTTGATGAGCAGCACTGGGTTGAGCGTCGCCCTACGGACGACATTGTTCGCGACGCTCTTATTGACTACCTCGCGCGAAAGGCTCCCAAGCCAGCAAAGTGACTGCGAACCCGTGTGGGATGCAATCCGGTGATAAGGACCCNNNCCCGCGCGGAACGGCCCGCAAGTCTTTGTAGCACTGGCTGACATTGGGTGAAAATGGTAGGCTAGGAACGTAAGTTCCTAGCCTACCTTGCTATTAGGAGAAGAAATGGGAAAGGCCGACAAGTACAAAGGGACAGGAAATGCCGCCGAGGACGCTAAGCGAACTCAGGAGCAGACTAAGAAGAATCTTGAGAGCAAGCCGGACAAGTCGCGAGTGCCGGTAACAGGCGTTACTGGAGATAAACTTGCTGACCCGAAGTATCAGCAGGAACGCGCCCAGCAGATGAATCGGGATACGGCACATCTTTCATCTGAGCAGAAGAAGGAGGCGGGCCTGCCTGAGTCACATGTTTATGATCCAGGCGATTCCGACGGCGACAACAAGGCGGTATCCCCGTCTGATCGGAACATGACTGGCGGCGACCCTAATCCGGTTAAGGATGAGGACCCCTTTAAGGACACAAAGGCGGCCTGGGATCATTTGGCGAGCGTTTTCGGGGACAAGATTACTGCACTTCAGGGTGAGCTCGAGGGTCGCCTCTCGGGGATGCTGACTCCTACCGATCGCGAGACAGGCAATCCATTTGCGGGTGACGACGTTCCTGCCAGCAAGGAGATGACCGCAGATGACGTCAAGGCGGCCGTGGCGTCGACGGCGGACGACGCTAAGGCTGTGGCCAAGGGTATTGGTGACGTTGGTGGAGCAGCGGCCAGCCTTGCGGGCACTGCCCTGAAGGATGCTGGTAGTGCTACAATTAAGGAAATGGGGATTGACACGGACGCCGTAAAGAGTACTGGGAAGACTCTTGCTGGGCTTTCAGGTCTTTTCTCATCCGGGGACAATCCCGACTCATCCGTTCCCGATGGGAACTGGAAGCCTAAGTCAATTTCAGATCTATTCACGAGGAAGTAATTATGCCCCGCTTGCGAGATGACGTCTCAAACGTCGATATGCTTAACGCGATTCGTTCGGATGCACGCAGGGACTATCAGGAGATGGTCCCGGAGGCCACTAAGGCTAACATCCAGGAAACCATTCAGGGAATCATGTCTGACAATATTTCTCGAAACGAGTTCATGTCAGCACTGATTAACCGAATCGGATCCACGGTTGTGCGCGACATTTCCTGGCGCAACCCTCTCGCCATCTTCAAGGACGGCATGATGAATTTCGGTGACACCATCGAAGAGGTGCACATGGACTTCATCAAGCCCACTATCTACGATGAGAATCGCGACTACCTGGAGAAGGACGTGTTTGGTCAAGCACGGCCGCCGGCCTACAGCGCCTTCCACACGATTAACCGCAAGGAAAAGTTCAAGGTCACCTTCAACCGAGACGTTCTCCGCCGCGCCTTCCTGAGCGACACGGGGTTGTCTGAGATGCTGTCTCAGACCATGAGTGTCGCCGCGTCCTCGGATGAGTGGTCCGAGTTCCTGACCATCTGCTCCCTGTTCCGGACCTACGATGAGAAGCACGGGTTCCATCGCGTTCAGATCCCCGACCTGAATGTCTTTGACGCAGACAAGACGCATACCGACGCAGCTCTTAAGGCGCTTCGCGTGGCTGCGGACAAGATGCGCTACCCGACTCCTGCATACAATGCGGCGGCGGTTCACTCGTTCGCTCGCCCCGAGAATCTCGTTCTCATTGCGACGCCCGAGTTCAAGGCCAACGTCGACGTCACCTCACTGTCCGCTGCGTTCAACCGCCAGGACGCGGAGGCTCCGTCGCACATCATCACCGTTCCGAATGAGGCTCTCGGGCTCAAGGACGTCAGTGCGATCCTGACCACTCGAGAGTTCCTGCTGATTAAGGACGTTCTCCTGGAGAACCGTTCCATTCAGAACCCTGAGGGTCTTTACGACAACTACTGGCTGCACCACTGGTCGCTGATTTCTGCCTCTCCGTTTACTCCTGCGATTGCGTTTGGAACGAAGGAGAGCACGAAGATCATTGTTCCGGCCGATGAGACGAACGCTGAGATCGACACGATTCAGACACTCAACCAGGATGGCACGCACAGCAGTGTGATGAAGCCGGGCGCCGTCCGGCAGGCGAAGATCGTCTGGAAGACCCCGCCCGCCAACAAGGGATATGCCACTGATTGGTACATCAAGAATGCGACCAGCAAGGCTACGAAGATCTCTAACGACGGCGTCCTGACCATCGGGCCCGATGAGAAGAATGGATACCCGACGCTCGGGGTCTCTGTTGACACGAAGTCTGCTCCGGGCGGCACTAAGCCCGTCAAGAAGGAGATTTCAATCCAGATTCAGGCGTGATATACTGAGTCAGTAACCGCCCCGCTATCCTCCGGGATGGCGGGGCTTTACTGTTAATGGAGGAGATATGACACAGATTTATGGTGACCCGCCAGAGACCCCTGCGGGGTTGTCGTTTGATTACTCTGTGTGGTCTGCGGGCAGCGTTATTACTATGTGTAACGTGCCGTTTGATAATACTTATCGTGACATTATTGATTGGGACGCTTATGGCTGGACACCCTACCAGTACATTAAGTCATTCAATAAAGTTAACAAGGTCGAGATAAACCAACTAACATACCTTGCTCAAGGCAAACCGATTCGCATCCCCACACCTTTCACTAAGGCAAACCAGTATAACTATGTAATGGTTGAGAACCCCGGCCGTCCCGTTGACTCGAAGAATTTTGAGGGCTACACGCCTCACGCTTTCTTCTACTTCATCACTAGCGTGGACTACATAGCACCTAACACCACGCAGTTAACACTTCAACTCGACGTCTGGTCGACCTACTATCAGCGTGTTAAGTTTGGTCGTTGCTATCTTGAGCGTGGGCACATGGGGATCGCCGCCATCGATAGTTTCAATGAAAACGGTCGCGAATGGCTCGCTCAGCCCGAAGGCCTCGACGTTGGTGGCGAGCACCAGGTCATTCGCTCATACCGACGCATGATTGCCGACGTCTTCAACGGTGACTACGACGTCGTCATCACCAGCACCATTGACCTTGCAGCAGAGTGGGGGAACCTCGCGAGCCCCAGGTTCAAAATGGCTAACGGGTCAAAGGCTGAGGGCCTCCCTAACTCAGCCAGCGTGTGGGTAACGTCGCGCAACGACTATCTCGAAGGGCTTTCAGCGCTCTCTGCATACCCGTGGGTCGCCCAGGGTATTGGCTCTGTGACTATCGTGCCGAAGGGTGTGGTGTCCAAGAATTCCGGAAATGCGACGCGAATCGGGAGTGCTAGTTGGTACAAGGTCGGTGCTGGCGACGTTTATGTCAACCGGGCTTTTCCGCTGACTAATCATGACTTCCGAAAGGAGGTTATGAGCATGCTGCCGAAGGCGTATCAAGAACTTCACAAGTTCATGACCGCACCCTACTGCATCCTTGAACTCACAACCTACACGGGAAATCCCGTGGAACTTCGCCCGGAGTCGCTTATGACTACGGGTATTGGACTCTTGCAGTATGGGCATGTTGTCCCACCTAACCCTCAATTAATGTTCACAGTCAAGGATTACAACAACAAATGGGCCTCCAAGCGCCTCGTGGGTCCCAGTACTCATGAGGAGGATGAGTATGGCGAGGAGTGGGATCTGGTTACCGGGTACACTTCACTCCCCACATTCTCAGTACTCAACAACTCGGGGCTCAATAATCTGGCCTCGAATGCCCACACGATTGCTGCGCAGATCAATTCTGCTAAGTGGCAGCAGCGTCGTGCTCAGCGCAGTGCCGTGGCGTCTCGCGACATCGCTAACGCGGGGATTGCCGCAACCCAGGCTGGCGCTGAGAACACGATGTGGGGTAATTCTGCAATGGCCGACTCACAGTCTCGTTACAATAACATGCGGGCTACTGTCCAGGCGGTGCAGGGTGGAATGACGGCTCTCGGAGGCGCCATTGGGCTCAATGGGCAGGCTGTGGGTGCAGGCATTGGTCAGGCGGCCACGGCGGGCATTAGTGCGATGATCCAGAACTCGCAGGCACAGTCGACGGCGAACATTCAGAATCAGTTGGCCAGCGGCGCCTCACAGATCTCTCAGACGCAGCAGCGCGCGGTTCGGGACACGAACTATGACCTTGCACAGTTTGCCGCTAACGGTGACTATGAGGCGGCAATCGCCAGTATCAATGGGCAGCAGCAGGACATGCAGGTCATTCCGCCCGCCGTTATCGGACAGACGGCCGGTACAGTGGCCGCGATGGTGTCCAATGGGTTGGTGATCGATTGCCGCGTGCGACTGCTCTCCGACGCGGCCATTCGCCGTGTTGGTGACTACTGGCTGCGCTACGGATACGCGATGAACACGTGGATCAAGATGCCAGACCGTCTTTCCTTGATGAGTGAGTTCACGTACTGGAAACTGGCCGAGTGCTATTTGGAGCGTGCGGATATTCCTGAGACCTTCAAGGGGACCGTGCGGGGCATCTTTGAAAAAGGCGTGACCCTGTGGCGCTCACCCCAGCGGATTGGTACAATCAATATCAGGAACAATCGGATCGACAAGACGAATCAGGTGAGTTTGATTGCCTAAAAGAGACTATGTTAAGAATACCGTCTATCGTGAAGTGATGGCTGCGAAGCCGTCCACATCCGAGAATCGTCAGGCGGCGCTGGAGTATATGTACAGGCGTCAATTGATGGGGAAGTGCATTTCTAGGTTCACCTGGGAGGGGCTACCCAACGGAATTGACCCTCGCTTCATTGAGACAACTATCTTCAATAATGGATACAGTGTATTTTACTACGACTCATTCTTTGAGATGTTCATGGCAATGCCTGCAACGATCTCTGGGCCTCTGGATATCCAGGACAACCCCACCGGCTATCGAGTGACGCGAAATGGAGTCTACTCGCGCGACGTGCCCGCTAGCGAGTCCGTCTGTATCTGGGGAAACCAGATTAGAGTGCCTGAGATTGATGTTGTGCTCTCCTACGCCGCGCGCCTCGCTCAGATTGATCGCACTATCGAGATCGATCTATTAAACGAGCGCAACCCCATGATCGTTGCCTGCTCTCAAGATCAACGACTCACGGTTCAGAATTTAATATCCAAGATTTACGATGGTGAACCCGTGGTTTGGGGGACCGAAAATTTGGCTGTCGATAATCTTGCCAGCATGATCGGAGTCTTTCCGCTCAACCAGAACGCGGGCGCGGGCGCCGTTTCTAGCATCAAGCACATGGAGTCCAAGGCCAAGATCTGGGGCGAGGCCCTGACAATGCTAGGGATCATGAACGTGAACAGTGAGAAGCGCGAGCGCATGGTTGTCGAGGAGGCGGCGGGGAACTCGGGCCAGGTCCTTGCGTCGCGCGAGTCATTCATGAAGCCCCGCCAACTTGCATGCGAGCAGATCAATGAGAAATTCGGACTACAGATCTCATGCGAATGGGCGGTCGACGACAATGCCGCTCCGAACATTGAGGACTACCTGGCCGTGCAGAACCTGACCACCTACGACACGGAAGGAGAGGAGTAATGCCCGCACAGTTCACAATGCGACTTAAGGACGTTGTTAAGATAACCGGAGACCATATCGGCCTTGACGACTACCCCATTTTTAACGAGGACTACCGCAAGATCTTGAACGATCGCATTAAGCGTGAGTACTGGCTCCAAGAGATTGCGCACGAGACACCGGATATCTTCATTTGGCGACTCAAGTTGAAGATGGAACGCATCATGCCCCGATACAATCGAATGTATGAGGCCGAGCTCCTCAACAACGATCCGCTGGATGGTGGGCGCCGCGTCAATGAGACCTCTCAGGACGGGAGGTCGCAGAACAGCGGGACGAACAGACAGGACAGCAACGGATCCGGCACTACCGACTCCACGGGCCGCACAGTGGGGTCCGACACCCCTCAGAGTCGTCTAGCCGGAAACGGAGACTATGCGACGTCTATCAGTGACGCGTCCACCAAGGGCAAGAGCACGAACATGACGACCTCGACGTCGAGCAGTACCGGAACCAACGACTACAGGAACAACCAGCACTCCCTTTCTACGGGTTACAATATGGGTAAGGGGGAGCAGATTGCTCGCTATCGAAATACTCTCGTAAATGTGGACGACTTTGTTATTGCAGAACTGTCCGACCTGTTTATGGGTATCTGGGACAATGCCCAGCCTCGCACTCGCCACTACCTCAACTATGGAATGTACTAGGAGCAAAAATGCCTATCGCTGACAAGTCTCGCCGCTGGCTACAGATTTATAAGAGAATGGAGGAGGCTAACTACCTCATTAACACTGTCAACATTAATAACGTAACACCATTCACCTATGGGGACGGGCTCACGTACTATGAAGTTCTCTCCAAGTTGCGTGAGGTCGTCTCCGATATTGTTGAGTACGTCAACGAGTTCGGTGAAGAGGAGAAGCGCCTAGTTGCTGAGTTCAATGAAAAGGTGAAGGAATTCGTTGCGTCCAATCGTGATGTGTTTGAGACGCAACAGACTTCGTTCAAGAATGCGCTGAGGGAACTGGACAAGCAGACCGACGCATTTCTTAAGTCTCTCTTGACCGAGAAATTCGAGAAGCATCCTTCAGGCAAATTCTTCACCACGACCGCTAAAGACGGATCGCAGATCGCCGTCGCCAGCGACCAAGGGATGCAGGAGGTTCTGGACGAACTGACGGCAGTCCGTTCATCGGTTAACAGCAACAAGGCGAACGCTGACCGTCGACTGAACGACCTTGAGTCCAACAGCATTGTAAACAGGGTGAGCAAGTATCCTCACACACTTATCCTCGGTTCGTCTAACGCGATCCTTACTGGGTACGCCAACGGGACGTGGGATGAATGGTGTAGGAGTAAGGGGGAGATCCCCCACAACTATGCATCAAACGGCGGAGGATTCACCTCAAACGATGACAACAACTTTATTACCATGCTCAATAATGCTGCAACTCAGATTAGTGAGTTTCAGCGAGGCCTGACGGGACGCTGCTACATCATCGACCTCATCTACGACATCCGAACCGGCCGTGATATCAGCCAGCCATTTGAGCGCTTCATGCAAAGACTGAAGGAGGCGTTCCCGAACTGCAAGGATATTATTGTTCTGCCCGCACTCTATAACGAGTGTGACGCAAACAATGACTTCAACATCGCCCGTCGTTGCGCCTCAACAACGAATGCGATCAAACGACTTGCCACCCCGCACGGTGCTGTAGTCTGCGAAGGATCTCGCTCGTGGTTCCATAACGGGCAGGAGGCAAAGTTCTTCACACCCGACATGAACGTCCACTTCACGCCCGCGGGCTACAAGTACGCTCAACAGCAATTCGACGCATGGCTTCGGGGCGGCTCAGGCTGGGTCAATTACGGTTGGGAGGACATTACAGGTCTTGCGAATTTGAATAACGTTCGCCAGAACAATTTCCTGTACGCCGTCTGCCGGAGGGAGCGCGACGACGTTACCATCCACGCAACATTCGAGGTCG